ACTATGCCCGAGATGGGAGGATTTCATAAATAATCAAATGAACAGTTATAAAAATCACAATAAATTAAACATAGGGGCAATTACGCCCAGATACAGAAAATCAACCTAAAACCCCAAAACCACGACATTAGGGTGGTGAGGGGAATGTCCTACTAAGCCGGTCTAGGAGCCGGCGCGTCTCAGGTGACTGGTCTTCTGGCGCCTGGCGGCAACATGTTCTTAACCCCAGAGGCAGACAGGTGGTACAGTCATCGCCGCCAGTGTGGTGTGCCAAAAACCAAGGCTGATCACTAGCTTGGATTGGCCGGACCTCAAAAAGAATGGATGTATCTGACTTCTGGCCCAACATATTAGTATATGCATACCAAACCACGGAGCTACCATTCTGAAGAAAATAAATCCACTCCTGGTGGGTGCTGTTATACTGGTAGAAATACCCAGCGCCCTGGGGCCCCCACACAGCTGGCTTTCCAAATGCAGGTAACGCTGCAAACCTATTACTCCCAGAACTAGCATCGACAGTCTTCACCTGGACCCCATCCACTGTTGCCTTCGTCCAGTCGACTGAACTGGCGGGGGCGCGCACACCAGTGATCAAATTATGCACCATCATGGTGCTGCCGGCCCCAAAGTACCCCTGTGACACACTCTGCGGTAACAACTCGGCGTTAGTCACATACTGCATGGAGCCAGTAATACGCAACACATCCCCTGACCTTAGGGTGCCCAAAGCTCGCTTAGGGGCCGGGGCCGGGGATGGGCGGTCATCCACATGCTGATTCCCATAGTCCTGGCAGGTGACAGTGCTGGTCCCGAGGTCGATGTCATGGGGGACCATAATAGGTTTATCGTTAACGGCATCCTCAACCGACATATACAGTTTCACCTCAGGCTCGCCGTTCGCGTTCCCCACAGGCCGGCCGTACATGTACTGACCACTCGCCGCCCGCAGCAGTGTCGAGGGCAAGCCACCTAAAACTGTGTCCGCCAGGTTAAACAGAACACCAAGGATGCCGTGACCAATTTCGCCATCCTCAGCAGTGCCCAAGCCCCAACGCACATCCGCCATAAACCTGGCCGCAGCTGCTGTTGTTATGGTAGCACCAGATGGGTCAGCCTTGATGGTATGTGGGGCCGTCACCTTCACACGGGTGACCCTGGCATTTGTATTACCGGGCGACAAGTTCCTTAGCTGTAACTTTATGGCAAAATCAACCATACCAAGCGGCCCGGTGTAAACACTATTGGTATAACTATTCCAGGGGGTCCCGTGGACACAAACCATGAGCATGCCGGACGTGGCATCCTCCTGTGGGACGGATACCGTTTCGACGGACCGCCAACCATTGTTCTTATACGCCAAACGCTCATGTGGTATAGTCAGCAAACCAGCAGAGCCCGGCTGAAGCACCACACGGACGTCAGTGGACGTGATGGAATTCATGTCAATGCTTGTAGGGGTGGATGTTGTCTGGGGCCAATAGGCCATGCTTATAGAGAAGCCGCCCACCGCATTTGGCACAACTGGGCGCCAGCGGACAGTTAGGCCCTGTACACGGTATTGAGCATAGTTGCTAGACTCCGTGCTCATGATATTAGACGTCGTGCCGTCCTGAAGCGGCATTAACGGTGACACCGGTGCGGCATAAAGCAAGGCATTGGTGCTACCAAGGGTGGCCAGGCCTAACGGGCTGGTCACTAGATTATACTGGCGCACCAGCACGGCACCGGCTTGATCTACATCTGGTACCGTGCGAGTACCTGCCGCGGTGACAACGTCTGTGAGAGGGGCGGGGCCGACGGCTCCCTCGGGGCGTTGTTGAGTGCTCCACTGGGCTGAATTGTCACGGCGGCGCTGGCCACGCCTGCCTCCGGCTGGGAGCGTTTGGGAGCCCCTTGACACCCCGCAGCACATTGCAAGCATGAGCAACAATCTACACAGCGACATCCCACCCCACTTTCCTGGCACTCCAAACACCAGAACTGGCAGCTAAGGCACATGGACGCGCAGACTGCATAATGATTGTTATTTGTTCAGTCCTCCTTAGATAAGTTTAGTACCGGCAACCTGTTGGTCACTAGGGTCTCGCGGGCTGCGGCGCAGGCCTTCAAAGCCCCCCAAACCACCTCAACCATACCAACTTCCACACCATAATAACCCGCCACAAGCTGGATGGTCAACATCTCTTTACCCTGAGTTACAACACGTGCAACAAAATCCTTACACGCTTGCTCAAGGTCCTGCATCCGCTGAATGTCGGGCCCCCAGTTCTTGTCAGTCAAGCGGCCCCACTGCCGTAACAGGTCGCAGACAACACCAGCTCCCGGGAAGATCAGCAGGTTGGAAAAGGCGCCACACGGGCCGGTCTTGTCCTTCATTTTTAGCCCGCAGTCTGCCACGAGACTAACGCCCTCTGGACGGGCGCGCACCGATTCACAGACAACGACACTATCATCACCTTTGAAACACAACACACTTGGTCGATCAAACTCATAAACATGATGCAACACAGTCATGTTCCAAACTGTATTCCACAAAAGGGTGCCCGGCTCACCAGAGTGTTTTTTCCAACAGCCACGAAGGGCTTCTTTCGGGGCAACCAAGAGCCAGTATGATCGAACAAGATGGTACAAGGCTACCATCCAATCGGGCATCCCAAACCTGCGCATCAATTCACATTCGAGATCAAGGGACACATTATTCTGCGTTGAGTCAAACTCTGAGAAATCATTCTCAAAAACAAGGTGACCAGCAGGCGCGCAAAGCACAGAACGATGCAGATCGGCTTCCGTGTACAGGTCCCCATAGTAATAACCTGGGGGTAACCCAGCCACAAGGTGCTTCTCTATAGCCCGGAACCAGGGGCCGAAAAGTGCACACAAAGTTTTCGGCCACGCAGATATCCCCTGTCCCACTTTACCGTGTGCAACAGGGTCATCCAGCGTAAATTTAGCGCAGTCCTTCTGGAAGAATGTTATGCGAGAACAATCAGCATCCTGTAAATCCAGATGTACAATCAAGGACCCATCCTGGCCCTTACTAAGCATGGCCTCGCACATCTCTGCATACTCCAGTGTTGAGGGGTTGATTGGTCCGATATGATGCCAGAACTGCGCAATAGTGTCCATTAAGTCATATTCAACCTCAGGCAGCTTAGTGGCTTTACCGTACCGCCCAACCAATGTGTTAATCACCGCAAGACGGCTAGTGGGTGCAGCCAGGCGGCAGTGTACAGTATCCGACAGCTGGAGCTTAACAACCTCATCACGCCCATCAAGCCTGGCCGGCATGTATAATAGGCCCTGCTCCAATACAGGCCCGGGTGGATTTATGGCGGCCAATTCAAGGGGCGCATGCCCAATCGCCTCAGCTGTTAACACCGCCGCTACATCAGTGTGGGCCGGGGGTATGTCCAACAAGCCATCCACGGTGTCGTCTGGGGCTCGTAGCACCCCGGCAGGGGCTGCAGCATCAGGTCGCACAAGCTGCATTTCGATATTGTTAAACATGGCATCAGTAACTCCAATCTCGACCAGCACCCCACCAACATCAATCACACTACAGCGCTCCCGGTGGCGGGTTAGCGCAACTATGGCATGCGCGCGAGATGAAGCTATAAGGCCACGAGCATCTAACGTGGCGATTATAGTAGTCTGATCAAAAGTACTGCCCTGCGCCTCATGGACCGTTATGGACCCGGGGTTCGACTGCTTGGCCACCTGGGTAAACACTATCTTCTGACCAATGGTTTCACCGGTAAACACAACAGACCGCAGCACCCTACTGGTTGTGGTGATAGTCGGATAATCAGTACGCAAAAATATACAAACGTCCCAAGGGCAACGGTGGGATACGGTGCGCCAGCTGGTAGGCTGCAACCCAAGATCAACGGCGCTCGTTAAACAGCGTCCATCGAAATCCAATGCTGGTATCTGGTGCGGATCCCCCAACATAACAACATCGCGCGCCCGACGAAGGGACGCCACAAGCAGGTGCGGCGGGATAGCATACGCCTCGTCCACAATCACCCTGCCCTCGGGGGCTGCACTTGCTGCAACGTGGGGTGTAACAGCCGTGGCCCCACGCGCGGACCACTCACGTGCCAACGTCTTGGTGGGTGTAATAACAACAGCCCCACGATGGTCAACAGACGACGACTTGCCGCTGCCTGGGACACCAGCTATAAGCGCGTATTTCACAGTCATAGGCGCAACCTCAACGCCCTTCACAAGCTCATTGTACGGCTCGGGCTCGGTTGCCAGCCCATAATTAACCATGTCAGCCATAGCCCGGTCAACATGAAGCTCCCTAGGTCTATGACGACCCTCATTCAACACAAAGTCCCTGATGTGCTGAGCCATTGAACGCTGCACAACCAGTAGGTCACCATCACGGGCGGTGGCCGCCCAGGCCTCAAATGATTCCCGGGCCGGTGCCCGGTATATCCCGGCGCTAATTAACGGGCTAGCTACCGTGCCATGCGCCTGGTGCACAACAGCGTATACTCTGCGGAGGCCGTCGGGGTCAGGCTTAATACGGTAGTCCGGGCCAGGGGCGTGAATAACCTTAGGTGGCCCCTGTTGGAAAATCACCGGGCCCGTGGGCAAATCCTGGACCTCGCCGCAAACAGGCCACAAGTGCGGCCAGCGACGGTGGAACATGCCACACAACCCGCCTCCGGGCTGATGGTCTCGATTAGCCGGGTTAACAAGCCAGTCGGCGGCAACGTCCAATAGGTTACCCACGATGACGCGCGCCCCCGATGGCAACACGGCGAGGACCTCCTCTTGACCACGCTGTGGCGGCAAGGGCATATTAGTAACCTCGCGCGTCGGAGTCAAGCCAGGCTGGGACTCACTGACCTCAGGTCCGCCAGCCCCCGACCCCTGAACAGACTCAATAACAGGATTACCCGGGGGTGCCGGTACAGGGCCAGCGGAGACGGCCGGTGGTGCGCAGTTAACGGGGCGCCTGGGATCACCTACCGGTCGGCGGTCCAAAATGTGCAATGATGGCGGGGCGGACGGTTGCTTGCGTATTGCTGCAGCGGCGAGTTCTTTAAGTGTGAGTAGTTTGGGCACGCTCAGATCAATCAAATCCTCCGTGCTATCAGCCCGGACCCTGACTTGAGCCCACTTGCTAACTGCAGACTTCGTACCAGCTCGTATCGGCCACTTTTTCAACTTCACTAGCCCGTTCGCACCATCGGGGAAATCGTCAATGCACAAGCACCCGGGGTCAGCAGGACGGCGCTCGCAGACGCAACAGCACCCACACTTCACACGCTTGTCGAAAACACGCCGTTCAAAGTCAATGGTAAGGCCGCCACTAATCCATGTGGCGAGCTGGCGATAAAACCCGGCCGAATACCCGGGCACAGTGCCGGTGTTGGTGAACAACTCCCAGACTTTAAACCAGAACTGCTGTGCATGTTCAGCCTGTAAGCGCCTCACACCCCGAGCTATGCCCTGTGTGCGCACCCACCTTTGATGACAGACAGTAAGGTATGCAGCTATAGCGACAGCCGTAAGCTGCTGCTCCTCCGGTTGCCAGCCCTCATTGGCCACAATGTTACCTACTGTCACCTTGGTTGAAATCCCACGTAAATAAGTTAGCAGGCGCGAGCAACAGAAGGCGTCATCATCAAGTGTGGTACCAAACATCATCAGCCGCTGCCACACACGCCTGGGCACAGGGTAGAACGTGGCATCAACACAACATTTGGGTGTAAAAAGACCGGCACCCAGCGCGGGCCCGTAAACATTCCTAACGTACACGGTGTTTGAGGACGGGTAAGGCGTATACGGCATGGGGCAGGGCTGGGTTGCAGTGCACAACAGCACAAAATGGCAACCTATGGCCCTGACCCGCTCAATTAGCATGGGATGCCGACCAGAAACGCCTGTTGTCGTTATCCAGTCCTGTAATACCTCACGCTTGTGCACATACCCCGCGCAAGAATCGTCAGCATACGTTATAATGCATTTATCCGCTGTGTTCACTGTGTTGTAGAACTTGTTTGAGTAGGACCCTGGTGGTAACATTGCCTCCTCAGGTAGATGCAATACGACGTACATAGTGCGCATGTTATGACGGGCCATCGCACACGCCACGTCCGCAGGACGCATGTCGTGTAAGCTGTAAAGAGCTATGCCCACCTCACACTGGTGAGAGCAGGCACCGAACCCTAACTGACAAAACTCACGCGCCACCTTGACACCATTGAGCAGCGCGCGACGGATTAGGTTGCAAAGACCCCTCCGTGGTGCTACCTGCCACCGCTGCTCATCACGCCCAACTGGGGGTAAGAAGCAGCGGTGCGAGGCTTGATGCCTATTAATGGAGCGTGGATGAGCGCCGACCTCCAGGCAATTGGGCCCCGCTGCGCGGCGTACATACTGCTCAAGGGCATCATGCACGACCCGCTGCACAGGGTGCGCCCAGTTGTCGCGTGGCTCAAACCGCAACTGAGCACCACGGAACAGCTCCAGCAGATTCTTAGTCTGCTGTTGGGTAAGATAGGGGGTTACCACCCGCGCATTTCGCAGGGCGGTATTGGCTGCAGCTAGAGCGGCCGCTTCTAGTGCAGTCTTAACCCCCTTGGACTCTGCAAACTGCGAGACGTCCATTCTTACCCTGGCATGGGGTCATGC